CCAGAGCACCACGACAAAGAAAGACCGCTGTTTAGCGGTCTTTTTATTTATATCTTCTTCTTACGTCAACATACAGCAAACCATTGATAACAAGGCTTTAAATTATTATATATCTTATTTATTATCGTTTTTTCATCTTCTTTCTTACGTTGACAACCGCCTAAAATGCGTATACAAATGAGTATACGCAATTAAATCCATTTCTTCCGTATACTCAAAATTCCGTTAAAGCCTGACAGAACAAAGAGTTAACGAATCTGAAATAATCTTTAAGTAGGATATTATGGCAATCATAGTTAAACAGCTGACCAACACAAAAATCACCAATGCCAAACCAAAAGACAAGGATTACACTTTAACTGATGGAAGAGGTCTTTACTTACTAGTGAAACCTAACGGCTTAAAAGTATGGCGTTTCCGATACAAACGCCCTTATACAAAAAAGCCAGCATTGCTGACACTAGGAAGATTCCCTGAAACGACATTGCAATATGCAAGACAACAACGTGACCAATATCTCTCTTTGCTTGCCCAACAAATTGATCCACAACAACACGAAAAACAAATAAAACAACTAGAACAACAACGGATAACGAATACATTTAAAAACGTTGCGGAAAGCTGGAGAAACAGCAAAGCAAAAAGCATCAAACCGCTCACGCTCTCCAAATACTGGCGTATTATTGAACTTTACTTAATGCCTACCCTTGCCAATTACCCGATTGACGAAATCAAACCCATTTTAGCAAAAACAGCATTAGAAGTGCCGTATAAACAAGGAAAAGCGGAAATGTACAGGAAAAGCGTTAAATTGCTGAACGCCATCTTAAATTATGCAGTCTATTCCCTGTTTCTGATCCCTGTTAACCCTTGTGAAAAAATCAGCACCGCTTTTGAACCTTTAGGAAGAGGGAAAAACCCAAACATTAAACCAGATGAATTACCAACATTCTTAGACAAGTTAGAAAACTCAAATATTGATCTATTAACAAAATACCTTATCCAATGGCAACTATTAACAATGGTACGCCCTAATGAAGCGGTTACTGCTGAATGGACGGAAATTGATTTCTCAAAAAAACTGTGGACTATCCCGGCTGAAAAAATGAAACAAACTAAAGCCAATCAAAACAAAGCGCATTTAGTGCCACTATCAACTCAAGCCTTAAGTCTATTAGAACGCATTAAAACAATTTCCGCAAATTCACCGTTCCTGTTTCCAAGCCACAGAACAAAAACAAAGCATCTGAATAGCCAAACTGCCAACAAAGCAATTAGAGACAATATGGGCTATAAAGACAAACAAACAGCACACGGATTACGAAAAATTGCCAGCACATACCTGCACGAAATAGGCATAATGCCGGATGTAGTTGAAGCCTGTTTAGCACATACAATCAAAGGCATCAGAGGAGTTTACAATGAAGCTGACTATTTGCCGCATCGAAAAAAAGCACTGCAAAAATGGGGAGACTACATAAATAAATGCAAAACTACAACAAATAAAAAATTTTTTAAAATTGTTGCCTAACAAAAAATAAAAAAGTTATCGCCGCAATGAGACGATAACTTTTACTTTCACAACAAAAAACGAACAAGCTAAGCCTCAATATACGCCTGAATATCTGCCAGCCGCCATCTCACTGCCCGTCCACCACATTTTTTAGGTGCAGGAAACTCCCCACTTTTCACATACTTGTAAATTGTCGTGGTCGAAAACCCGGTTATTGCCCGCACTTCATCAATATTTAACAACTGTTTATTTACCGCATTGCTTGATTTCAATGTTTCCATTTTATACTCCTTAAATTAATCTCAAAACTCACTCTGCAAAATCCGTAATTCACCCATTTCGCAAGATAACACCTCCGTTTTACTGATTCTGATGCGCCGATGTTTTGCCAAATAAACAAACTGATCATCAGTCAAACGAATTTTCTTGCTCAATAACCAATCACGTTTGCGACTGATCAACGCCGACAAACGTTCTTCATCACTTACATCGTCTATTTTTTCACCCGAACATACCTCCTCTTGATAATTGTTTAAATTTTGCTCCGTACAGTTATTGACAGAACTCCAAGCGGCGCTACGCGCCGATATTAATTGAGCGTCTGATGACGCTTGTGCCTTATCCTGCTTCCGCACCAAACGCCACCGCTTCAAACGCGTCAACACCACCTCAACTCCTGCTTTCAACTGGTTGAAAACACCAATCACTTTTTTGCTAATCTCACCATATTTATTCGGCTCACGTTCCTCATAAGCGGAACGCGCCACCAACTCCTTGCGACTGACAAATGCACCGCCTTGCAACTGCGTGTACTTCGTCCAATCGCCATCATCTGCCGCCTGAATTAACGCATCTATCTGCTGATCACCGACTAACTGCCCGTGACGACGGCGCAACTCACGCCACACCGACACCGGCGCACCGCCAATTTGCTGAAACTGCCGAATGTGCCACTTAGACGCCCACGCCGACACATTCCTCGCCATATCTTTCAACTTCTCACCGGTTTCATCGTCCACATCATCATCACACGCATAGCCATCAATGTTTTTGGCGATATATTTGGCGATGTAACCGGTCGCTGATCCTTTCTCCCAATCAATCGCTTTTGCGGTAAAACGGTGCTCTTCCGCACCGGCTTCATTGCCGTCTTCGGCAAGCGCATATTTCGCAAAAATTGCCCGCACGGTATCCACGTGCTGTTGCTCCATAAAAAACAACATATGCCAATGCGGCGTACCATCGTGATGCGGCTCAACCACGCGAAAGCCAAAAATATTGATTTTCCGCCGCTTTAACGCTGCTCGAATACGTGCAAAGACCTTACACAAATAATCTTGCGTATCACGTGGATTGCTAAAATTCCAGTTTTTCACAAAACCGCCTTTAGAATGGATAGCGTGATAAGAGGAGGGCGCAGTCAAGGTATAAAATTCGCCGACATAACCATAAATTTTTGCCAACTCTTCAAAACCGCGCATACGGTTCATCAGCTCGCAACGGCGTACGGCAGGATTAGACACTGTCTTATAAAACATCTCATCAAGCCCGATAATTTCCGCTTCATCATCCTCGTTGATCAGCTGCATCTGCTTGATAAAATCTGTATTTTTACGGCGCTGATAACGCCATTCCGACACTGCTTCAAAACTGGCATACGGACTGGCTTTCGCCTGCACCTGACCGACCGCAATCGCCAAATGCTCACGCAAATAAGATCGTTTTTGCCAAAGTTGACGAACCCACCAATCTTCATCGCACATCTTCAAAATCGCCGCACCGATCTCTTTGCGCAAAATCTTGCCGATATGATATTTATGCCAAAACGGCGGTGTAATACCTTTCAGCTCGGTCAATCTCGCCAATTTGTAATACAACGCTTTCAACTTGGCATCAATCGCCTGCTTATCGGTGCAATTTTCCAATTCACGATCAATAAAATCCTGATAAAGCATAAACTGCTCATCTGCCATCCGTGTTGCAAAACGCTCAACATCCTGCCGATTAAACTCGTGCAACGCGACCTCTTTTAACGCCCCTTTGATGCGGTTGCCGTCATCATCAATCTGATAACATTTTGCGGTGGTTTTGCTCACATTTTTGCTGATCGGGTGACGTTTAAGCACCGCCTCAACACGCTCAAGCACCCCGTTGTCCAAGGTGGTGCGCAGCCAAGTGTTTGCAGCAAACCGCCCACTTTGGCAGAAAAGCCGCAAATAGCGATTCACAAAATATTTGCTCAACGAATCAGGCAAGCCCTGAATTTTGCTGATGCCGAAACGGAAAATATCCTCATCGCCACAATTAAACAGCTGATACTGCACCGGCGTTAATCCTGCCGGTGCAACACGTTCAACCTGCACATAATCGGCAGCCTGTTTAATGGTAGCGTAGCGTGTCATTTTATAAATCCCTTACTCTGATCACGGACTCTGTCATCTGCTTCATCATCACGTCGGCGACATCAAATATCTCAAGCGGTGAACGATCTGTCTTGCTGAACTGCTCACGCAACGCATCCAACAAAAAATCATCAAAATGCGCATACTCCACCACATCGTGCGGCACCCATCTGCCGATCTTGACATCAAACCGATAATTGACGCGCTGATAACCGTTGCCACGCTCCGCACGCTGCACATAAAAACGATCGCCATACACATCAAAAAACACTTTCTCACTCATTGCCTGTTCCTCTTCAATCTGCCAATTAAGCCAATTAACTATTCAATGCTTTCAACAACTGCCCGAAACGATACGCCTCACGCCGATAACGCCCCGCACTGGTCAGCAACTTAATCCGCTCACGGCGAGGGCGAAATTTACACAACCCCAAATAACCCAACGCACTTTCAAACAAGTAATAATTGCTGGCTGCCACCATCGCTTTATCAATTTTCATAACTCACGCCCCAATCAATTTTCAAAAAGTCCTTTGTCCGCACCGGCTGCTGAAAAGCTTTAGAAACCATCTTCATCAACCGCACCGCATTGCCGATTTTTTCGCGCTCAAGCGCAGAGTAGTCACGCAAATGCGCCTTAAATTGCACCCTTGCCACATCGGCAAGCGCCACTTTTTGCATATGCGACAACTGCTCAAACTGACGTTCCGCCGCAAATTCCGACTCACCTAAAATACGGTGGATTTCTGCCCAACTACTCATCGCTTGCCCTCGCACGTTATCGCCTATTACCGTCCCAATTTCGCGAACAACCACTGCAAAAAAGTTCTCGGCTGCCGCTCCAAATCCGTTACACGCTGCTGCAAATTCTCATTTGCCAAATTAAAAATATCGTTACGACTGGTTAAATAGTTGTTCATCCGATGTTGCTGCAACACCGCACGCTCCACCGCCTCAACACGCTTCACCAACTCAAAATAACTCACACGCTTTTTGTTGCGAGCCACCACTTTTTTGCTTGATTTTTGTCTAATCATTGTTCAAATCCTCAAATTTAGGGTGCAAAAAACCAGCCCTTACCAAAAAAGGCGATAATTTGCACAATGGTTAATTAAAAAGAATTACGACTGCTGTTCGTCTTCAAACATGTCCAACGTTTTATTGTCAATCTGCAACAACGGCTTATTGATGCGCAGTGCTTCCGGTCGCTCGTGATAAGTCGGTGTGGAAACCCGAGTAATCTGGCTTATCACATCTAACTTCGTGCCGCAGTTGTTGCAAAACAGTGTCACATTAATCGCCAACAACCCCACTTTTTCTGATGATCGCACTCTTAAATTTGCACTGCCGCAATTCGCGCAGCGATGGTCGATAGTTGCCATTCGCACCTCTTATTTCAAACTCAAATTTTTCAACACGTCCTCAACAATTGCCGCAATCTTATTACGGATCACCGCATTGGGAATTGGCATCACCACTTGAAAACGCTTGACGGCTGCCGTTAAAATCAACAACTGGATCAACTCAACCGCCACATCCATCGCTTTTTCATCTAACGCATCCACCACAGGAGCAAAAAATGCCATTTGACGATAACAACTTATTTCCCCATCTAACGGCAAACCCAAATGATGACTTAACCGCAGAACCAGAGAAAACGGCACGTTTCTATAAACCGGCATATCAGCATTTTTGTGCTGCGCTGACGGATTCTCTGACGCATTGGGCTGCACAAGATTTTTCTGATAAAAGGCTTCGCCAATTATACGAATTAGGTTTAAAGACAAATCTGTTTCAGCCTGCTGACGTGGCTTGGCACCTTCGCCGGACAATTCGCCGGCTTCACGAACAGGGCTTGCATAAACAAGCCGATCAACTTGTCGCGCTTGCCCTTGCAATTCATTCAATGCTAGAAGCGGATATACCGCTTGACAGTTATTCACAGGATTAATGTTTTGATTCATACACAGCACCTTTCGTTATGCTAAAATTAACTGCACCAACACAAACGCGATAAAACAAAATAACGCTGCGAGGTAGGCTACGCTTACACAATTTTCACTATTTTCAGTTAAGCGTTGTTTCTGTTTTTTACATTGTTTGCACATATACAGCGCCTTTTTTAATTAATTCAATCCTAAACCTTGCCTAATTAAAATCCGTCCCATTTGAGAAATTGAACGGTTTTCCTGCTTGGCTCGCTGTTTAAGCATCTCCATCTCATACAATGAAATCATTGATTGATGACGAATATTAGCAACAGCTTGAGGCTTTTTATCCTCTTCCGAAAATTGCATTACTGTGATCTCGGTCACCTTAATCTCCTTGAGTTATAACGGTTTTTTTGCTATATAAATAGGCATTACTCATACTTAGTAAGTAGCGTAGTTTGACTATATATTAAAACTAAAAATTAGTTTTATCAACTAAAAATTAGTTTTATCAAGAGGTTTTTATGATTTTTTTTGATAGCAAGGCGATCATTGAGCGTATGAAGCTCATTTGTGGTGTTACAGGTGATAAAGAATTAGCACCTTTAATTGGGACATACCCATCGACTTTATCAGGTTGGCGAAATCGTAACGCATTACCCGCAAAGGAAATTTTTGCTTTTGCAAATCAGCATAATATTAGTTTAGATTGGCTGGTATATGGAAAACAGGAAACGCTAAGTGATATGGATAAATTATGTCTTACGGCATTCCACGCCCTAAACGATGAAGAAAAATTGCAAGCATTAGGTTTTTTGACAGGGTTAAAAACACAAAAATCCAATGGCATTAATCAATCAGCTGGCGGCAACGTAACCAATATGGTTGCTGGGGATATGAAAAAATAATTGTTTCCAAAAGGATGAGTGGAATGACAAAGTCGATCTGTCAAAGTGCTAATGGTAATGTTGAAAATATGGTCGCAGGAGATATGCATATTCACTATCACAAATCGGAAATTAATGAATTAAGTGAACAACAACGCTATCAAATGCGAGCAGAATTATTAAAGTATCGGGGTGTTTTGCCTGAAATGCACAATTTACTGTGTGATTACGCCAGTCTTGCTTTTGGCTGTGCGAAATTTGTGGATTTAGAAGATAAGCAGTTGATTAAATTAACCCAATATCATCAATCCTTAATGACGCTAAGCCAACAACTCATAAAACTTCCTCAACGATCTGAACCAGTAAACGGCGTGAAAGGGATTGTGCGGAAAATTATTCGTGTTTTGGAAAAGTGGAGTTAAGTATGAAAAATATTATTTCTTCTCGGGATTGCTTGGTGCGAATAATCTAAAAATGGGCAAAATAAAATGATTAAAGATACAGTAGAAGGCCTCGAAAGAGGGCTTGAAAGCAAACAAACCGAATTGCAAAAAGCAATGCAAACGCTAATTGAAACATTTAATACGATTATTGTTCCTCTTGCACTGTTGAATGCGGGACGTAAGAAAGCCGAGGAGTATTTTCAAAAATGCTTTAGAAAAGAATTTGAAGAAAAAACGGCAACCATTCCACCTGAATATCAGCAAGAACCTAAATATAATATTGCACGCCAAGCCTTGATAGGCATTGCGGATACGATTGATCAGCAAACATTAAAAGAAGCCTTTTTCAATGTGTTAACAAAATCATTTGATAGCCGTAATGATGACAGCCTTTATCCTGCATATTTGAATATTATTCAGCAACTAGGTAATCAAGGTTTAGCCTATTTTGTTCAGTTTGTAGCGAAACATCAGAAAATTAATCAAGATTATCCACCAACTTACTCAATAAAGACAGGAGAGATTAATTTTTCTCCTTTTCCTGCTGCCCCAGACTTGTTGAAAATCCCTAAAAAAGCGATGTTGGAAAATTGGGTACGTTTAGGATTAATTACATTATCAGGAAAACCGAAAAATACCTCTCCCATAATAGAAGACGGTGGGATAGTTCTTGGAAAAACCTTGAAGAAAATGCTTCAACCCGTGCAAGTAAGCAACACTCATTTTGAGGTGCGGATAACTGATTTCGCATTAGAATTTATTACGACAGTAGATCCTTAATGTTGAATTCATCATCAGATTGTTTCGGTGAATTTTCTGCTGAATTTGCTTCACATATGTTTTTTGCTAAGTTAAAGGCAAAATCATTTGCTATTAAATCAAGGGCAAAATCTTGAAGATCTTTAGAAACAACTTCCCAAGGTATGAATTGATTTTTTTGAGTCATAAGGTCCTCCTATAAAAAAGACAAGCAATTATACCAAATAACTCTGTAATTAATTAAATAAAGAGGCGATTTATATGAAAAAACTACTACTTCTTATCACCGCATTACTATTCACCCAATCTGCAGCCGCAAAACAAGAATATAGTTGCGATGACGGCAAACGCTACTGTAAAGAAATGCGCACTTGCGAAGAGGCTAAATACCATTTAGAACAGTGCGGCTTATCTCGCCTTGATAGAGATAAAGACGGCGTGCCGTGTGAGAGTTTGTGTGGGTAAAAAAATAGACAAATCTGTAAGATTGTGAGGATAAACAATGGCGAAATTTAATATTGATCTAAATGTACTCAATCATTTGGGCTTGAATCTTTATACCAATACTCCAGCCGTTTTAACTGAAATTGTTTCAAATTCTTGGGATGCAGATGCAACTGAAGTCCATATTGATGTTAATAGTGACAAAAGTATCATTACGATTTCCGATAATGGGCACGGTATGAATGCAGTTGACATTGAAAGTAAATTTCTAAATGTTGGTTATGCAAGAAGAAAGGATAATAGAGAGAAGAGCCCTAATGGTCGGCCTGTGATGGGGAGGAAGGGAATTGGGAAATTAGCAATGTTTTCGCTTGCTAATGAGGTTTCCGTTTTTACTAAAACACAAAATGATGAAATTGTTGCTCTGAAAGTAAATGTTTCAGACTTAAAAAGGGCGATTGAAGAACAACGTGAGTATGATACAGAAGTGATCAATGATACTTCATCTTTTAGCAAGACTCATGGTACGACAATTGTTCTAGCGCAACTTGAGCGTGGCATCAAAACAACAGCGACTTACTTGAAAAAGCATCTTGCTCGCCGTTTTAGTATTTTGGGTCAAAAATTTAATTTTAAAGTTTTTGTTAATAACGAGGAAATTACTCTTGAACATCGTGGCTATATTTCAAAAATTGAATTTTTATGGTCTTTTGGTGACTCAAGCCAACATTTAAAAAAGGACGTGACCCAATATAAGAAATTGCCTAATGAAGTCAGTTATGACAACAATTCATTTAAAATATCGGGCTTTATTGCAAGTGTAGGTAAGCCTTCGGAATTAAAAGATAAAGACAATGATATTTCCAATAATGCTATTACTATTCTCGCGAATGGGCGCATTTTCCAAGAAAATATACTGGATGAATTAGATAATGCAAAACTTTTCACTAGTTATCTTGTAGGTGAAATAAATGCTGATTTTTTAGATGATTCAAATTATCAAGATATGGCCACATCTTCTCGTCAAGGATTACGCCAAAACGATGAACGATATTTAATATTAAAAAATTTTGTCGCTAATGCGCTTAAAACAGTTGATTCAGACTGGGACACTTGGAGAAAGAAAGAAGGTTTAAAATCTATCAAAGAAAATCATCCTGCGTTGCAAGAATGGCTTAATGGTTTGAGAGATAATCGTGATAGAAAAGCTGCGGAAGATTTGCTAAGTAAAGTAAACACAATTCAGTTTAGTGGTACAGATGAAGAGCAGGAAATATCACGTAAGAATGTATTAAAAAGTGCGGTACTTGCCTTTGAAAAATTGAAAGTGCGTGGAAATCTTGATCGATTGAACGAACTTTCTTCTTTTGATGCTACTGTATTTAAACCAATTCTACAATCTATAGATGATATTGAAGAAAGCTATTTTTATGATGTAACAAAGCAGCGATTAGGAATTATAGAAAAGTTTGAAGCTCTAACAAACGATAATGAGAAAGAAAAAGTTATTCAAGAATATCTTTATCAACATTTGTGGCTGCTTGATCCATCTTGGGAAAGAACAACATCTGAAACAGAGATGGAAAGGACATTAACTAAAGAACTTAAAGAAATTGACCCAACTAGCAGTGGAGCAAGGATAGATATTGCTTATAAAACTATTTCTGGCAAATATATTATTATTGAAATGAAACGTCCCGATGTAAAAACTGAATTTAATAAGCTGGTTGAGCAAGGTACAAAATATATTAAAGCTGCTACCAAGTGGTATATCAATAATCCAGCCCAAATGATAGACGGTAAGCCCCCTAAGATAGAGGTCTATTTTATCATTGGAGCTAAAGGTAAAACTAAAATAGATGAGGAAATCCAATCATTTGGACAATACATTGGTCCTAATTATATAGAGGATCAACTTCGATCAATTGGTGGTAAAGTTTTCACTTATAGCGATCTGATTACCCAATCACGGCAAGTATATTCTGACTACTTGAACAGTCAAAAAGATGTTGAGAGAATAAAAAACTTGGTTGATAATTTATAATAATTTTTTATTGCTCATTTCTTTTAAATGGGCAATAAAACTTTTTCCAATAATGTCTCCTAAAATTACAGGCACTGCATTACCAATCATTTTTCCAACTACACTTAAATTTATTTGCTTATCTTGCGGACAAAATTGATAATTTTCAGGGAATGCTTGTAAGATGGCGGCTTCACGAAGTGAAATAGCTCTATCTTGTTCTGGATGTCCAAAACGTCCATTTCCATAACCGTAACATAATGTTGTCATCGTTGGACTTGGCTTATTCCAACTCATTCTACCATAAACAGCCGAATACGTTGCACCAGATGCTTTACGGTGACAAGCAGTTCTTAATTCTTCAGGCCAATCTCGCCAAGTACCACCTTGCTTTGATGCTTGAATGCGTTTTAAATTAATTTCACTCAATGCCATTGCTCGATGCAATCGATCCGTTGGACAGGTCTGACCAGCTTCAATTTTAGGAAGGTGAGAAATAACATCTTGCACTGTTACCCAGCGTTCAGGTGTATGCGTTGGTTCAATCATTGAAATTTTGCCAAGAGAAGAAGCCAATAAAACATGTCTTTTGCGTTGCTGTGGCAGACCATAATCAACACATTTGATAGTATTAGCCCAAACAAAATACCCCAGAGATTTTAGTTCTTCAACAAAATCATGATAAACCTGATGCTTAACAACCTCTGGAACATTTTCCATTGTAATTAATTCAGGTTTTGTTTCCTGAATTAGTCGAGCAAAAGAATAAAGTAAAGGCCACTTTTTATCTGTAGAAGTATCTTTTCCTTGATTATATTTCGAAAAAGGCTGGCAAGGAGCACACCCTGCTAATAAACGAATAGCTTTTTGATTATACCATTGCATAACCTCTGTACCTGAAACCAAGGATACATCTTTATTAACGAAAGATGCATTGTTATTAAATTCAAAAGGATAGCGACAAGCCTCTTCTATATCATAGCCTGCTTTAACTTTAACTCCTGCTTTTTGTAGCCCAGCAGTTAACCCCCCTGCACCACAAAATAAATCAACCGCCTCTATCATAAACTTATATTTACTATATGAATTTTCTTTATTCTACTTTATCCAATAAATCAATGCAAAATCATTCTATATTGATCTTCAACCCTCAACCCTACGCCACTAGTAAACCTACACCTCAATGCCGTGAATTAATATAAACTTTTACGCTTGATGTTTGATATCATTAACAAATTAATTTCAGCAAATGACATCATGTACACTGATGAATACACACACCACAAAAGAGAAAAACAATGATTAAAAAAAGCATAGAAAAACGCATCGCCACTATCGCGGTTACAACAGTTGCACTCACTTCACTGTTCGCCGCCGCTGCACCGCTGCCACGTTCGCTATCAATGGAATTTGCCGATATCAAAGGCTTAGTGAATCCGCGTTATTCCGTCACCGAACAGCTGAACCGCAACATCGACTACCGCCCCTATAAACTCACCTTTCACATCTGGCGCGATCCATTTTCCGCCGAATACGCCCGTTATATTGCGGAATATTTATGTGAGATTTACACCGCTGACAAAAATGCTTGGCTATTTCATCGTTTTAAAACGGTAGAAATACAAAAGAGATTTAGTGCAAGTGGCTATCGTTTAGCGTTAAGCGGTGCGGATTGTTCGGCAATGATTGATCAGGATTGGTCAGAAACGCAATTAAAAGCCTTTTTCAAACAACGGCTTAAACGCTTTTAATGCTCATCATTTTGCGGCGGGCTTGGCTTCACTTCACATTCAATCTGTGCCGTGTAACCGTTGTCATCCAAACTGTGCGTCACCTTGGTAACAATCCATTGCGTGCTGTCAATCATCGGCTTAAAGCCAACCAACTTCAACGGCATTTCCGGAATAATCTCCGGATTTCCTTCAGCAAGCGTCATTGAAAAACTCGCCACCCCACGCTTTAACCGATCATAAGCAGATTTCGCACCGGTCAACGCTCTCGCATAGCTTTTATAAGTGAAACGTATCGTTTTAATCTGCTCGGCATCACTGGTTACCGGTTTAGTCTGCACCAACACATTATGCTTGGCTTTGCTCTGCTTACCGGTTTTAGTGATACGATGTTGCCGCTCAATTTGACTGTTCTCATCAATCACCACTTCGCCTTTTTTACCGCTGTCAGGGTCATAATAATAGGCGCGCACTGCCTTATAATTCTCCCCCTCATTTTGCGCAAAACGATAATTGTCGCCTTGCCTTTTGCTCAACTGCAATAATGGCAACGGCTTACCGCTCACCGTTTGCATTGCGCCGGCAAAAAAGAACAATAAATAACCGTTTTTCACGGTAGCAATCGCATCATATTCCGCCGCTAAGCGCGTCAGCAAATCAATCGTGCTTTCGTTCTGCTGGTCTAAATGCTCAATCACCTGCTCGCCCAACTCGGCATCACAAAGCGGCTTTAACTTGTTTTCCGCAGCCAGCTGCTCAACCAACGTCTTAATTTTAATCTGATGATAAGAACGCTCATATCGAGTGGACAACGTGCCGCTCAATTCCGCTGCTCTGGCACGCAATGTCACCGTATCAGGCGCACCGCTGAATTCAATCTCTTCAACATAATAACGCCCTTTATCCACCAATCCACTGTCGGCAAAGCCCAACCAAAAATGCAGCACTGCCCCACACGGTGGCAATGCCAACAAACCATCGTGATCACTTAACTGAATAGACAACATATCCGCTTCAAAGCCGCGGTTATCATCCAACGTTGCCGATATCAAGCGTTCACTGATAATCTGCGTAATCTCTTTCTCGCTGTTGTTTTGCTTGGTGGTTACCGTCAATTTAAATATCGGTTGCCGCTGCCCACCGTTGCCCCACATCATAAATATTTCATCACCATTTCAGAAAGACGCACTGCCAACGGATCATCCACACGTTTCAAAGTCACGCTAAAATCAATTAATCTCGGCGCACCGTCACCAAACAACTCACTGCGTTCCTCGCTGATTTTCTCCACCACAAAATAGCCCATCAACGCAAAACTGGCACCGTCAATCAACGGGTAAGCATCGCCCATCTCTGCCATTGTTTCCAACATCTGCAAACTGATGCGCCCGCCGGTAATTTCAGGCGCTAACCGCCCTTGCAAGGTGATGCGCTCACCCTCTTTGCCTAAAAATTGCGTTTTCGGCATCGCCCCAATCACGGAATTGGTCGGATGCCGCCAACTCACTTCACGGCTTAATGACTGAAACGGCGTGGTATGCCGCATAAAAACAAACACCCCCAACGCCGCAAGTGCAAACTGCTGAAACATCATCTATTCCCATCTTGGCTGTAAATATTGATAACGGTTCACCGCCTTTTCGTGCCATTGCATCAATTCTTCCAGCGTCATTTGCTGAAACTCGCTCGGCTGCCAACCGAACACCAACGCAATATCCGCAATGGCATCTTCAACCGTTTCGGTGACGGTTAAGCGTACATCGTTTCCATTTCGTCCTTGTTGTTGAAAAAAGACAACACCGCCGTTGTTAATTCCACAAAATCCGTTACATCCAATGCCTGCACTTCCGCTTTGCTTAAACTTGGCGAGGTAATACGTGGCAACAACACCCCTATCGCATTCACATCCGCACTCAACACCTCAATTAATTTCAGACCTTTTAACGACATCACATTTGGTCGGAACACCTCAATTTCATCAATTGTGGTGTCACCTCGTCTTAACCCCTGTGTCAATGCCACTTTTTTCACGTTCTCATTTTCTGCCGCCGCAACCGTCGCCACTTCATTTTGTTTTTTCATTCTGTCTTCTCCATTAAGCTAACCTATATCAAAAATCATCCTTAAAGCCCAATCGCCTTGCGATGCTCTGCCAATTTGTCTTTGCCGTCCACTTTTAAAATCGCATTCAGCATATCCACTTCAAAAATTTCACGCCCATTCTCCAATAATTTGCAGTAAGTCAACGCAGCTTTGAAGGTCTGCTCGGTGTCATCGCCCACCTTGCTGTTGCCGCTGTCAATTTCAGTGAAACGTCCGCGCATCACCACTTCAATTGCGGTCACCTCTTCGGTTTCATCATCCTGATAACTGCCGGCAAAACGCAACGGCGTGCCGGAAATACCTCCGGCAAATTGGCGAATAAACTCAGTCATATAGCCGCCCATTTTGACCTCGCACTCCAGCTTTTCCATCCCTAAATTGACATCCACCGCACCAATCATTCCGCCGGCGCGAAACTCTTCCGTCTTCATTGCCAACTTCGGCAGCGTGATCTCTGTTGCCTGTCCGGCGTATTTATTGCCGTCAACAAACAAATTCATCATTTTTAATTTTCTTGGCATTGCCATTGTTCACCCCTCCTTACCCATTCACACTATCAACAAAGTTGACAAGATAACTGTCCGTAAAGCGTTGATTAAAGCCCAACTGCTCCAACGGCGGCACCGGTGTATAGTCATAATCAATCGTCAACTTACCGTCTGATAGATTCTCTTTTGAATTGAGATCTGCCGTAATCCAAGCCGTGCCACCCATCAACATTCCTTTAGTGGTTAAATCACGCCATTTTGCATTGATCCCTTCAATAATATCTTTCACAAGCGTCACTGACATATCCTTAGCCATTGCCCAGTCAAAGGATTGCGCAATCGTATCTTTCAACACTTGTGCGGTGCGAGTGTAAACCTCAAATTTAAATTTCGGCTCATCCGAACAGGTGCGCAAGCCCCAGAAGCGAAAACCGTTATAATTGATACAGCAAGTGATCCCTTTTTCATTCAAGAAATTCACGTCTGTTGAACTGTCGTTAATATCAAAGTAAATCTCTTTGGTCACGCCGGAAACGCCGTTGATCGCCTTGTTAGAAATTGAGGTATGCCAACCCTGCTCTTTGTCTAAATAAGCGCGCACTGCCGCCGCACGCACCACCGCATAATCCACCTCGTTTTGCAACGTGATCGGATTAAAAGAGATAAAATCGCCAAAAATCAACATCACTTCACGTTGTGAAAAATTCTTGCGATAAGTAATGACTTCCTCTTTGGTTTTGCAACCGTAACAAGAGAGATACGCAAAGGCGTTCATCTTCGCCGCTAACGCTGCCAATTCAACCGCAACTTCTTTGGTGTCGTGCTTCGGCACGCACAAAATACGCGGTTTAATCCCATATTTAACCGATGCCGTAAGCAACGCCTTCATTCCGGTGTAATTGCCGTTTTCATCGGTGATACCGATAATATTGGCGTTCATCTCTGCCGTGTACTCTTCCGATTCACTGCTCTCATCACGTGCTGACTCGGCGACACGCACCACAATCACTTTACAATTCACGATATCGGCAATGCCGTCCAACGCTCGTGCTAAAGTGCCTTTTTTACCGGCTTTAGCGATATAAGCCTGCGGATTGGTCAACAACACCGCCTTATTCAAAGGGAATGTTTCTTCATCTGCGTCACTTGCTGTCGCAACCAAACCGATAATCGCGGTTGACACCGTTTGAATACTGCGCACGCCCTCTGTGATTTCATTGACTCTGACACCGTGCAAATACTCTTCTGACATTCTCTGCTCCTTAAGCAAAACCAAACTTAACGCTTATTGTGTAACGAGGTATGCGCAAACGCTATCAATGCCAAATGTGATTAAACACCTCACAACCGCCAATCATCGACGCTTAAGCACACCAAAACAAAAAAGGCGACCACAAGATCGCCTTAAACAATAAATTAAATCACCTCAAAATCCTCTGGATACTGTCGCCGCTTCAGCTCGCTTTCATACGCCGTTTGACAATGTTTCGGATCGCGAAACAAGGCATTGACAAATTTAAACCAAAACCTCCACCGCTTTTTCGGCTTGTCTGCCAACACTGCACGACGGTAGCAACGGCTGGAAAAGGTTTCATCTGCCCCACCGCCGGTTAAAGCGTTACAAAGCTGGTCAATCGCTATCAACACGTGATAACCCCAACGCTTACTCTTCTGTTTTAGCTGCTTTAGTTTGTTGTTCATTTTGATACTCCTCAAAGGTTTTTGCCCAACCAATCGACCAATCATACTCCAGCGGTTTTTCGGCTTGTTCGAGTAAAATTTTGTGCATATAGGCGTTTTCAAACATCGATTCTTTTAGCTTCGCCGCTGCATTCCACACCGCTTTAAATTTGTCAAAATCCAACGACTGCGCCGTATTGTCGGCACAAATCAAGGTAAAAATACGCGTCTCGCCGTTAGCTTCTTGTGTACCGTTTAAATCAAAATCAGCTTTGATTTCGACCAGTGTGGCACGCCCTTTTTCGTCTGTATCGACCCATTTGCCAATCTCCGGCACATACACACCACCGTTTACGCACCCATCGCGTTTGGTGTTGATTTGTGTGCGGATTTGGTTTCGTTGTTC